CGAGATAATCAGAAGATTCATCAGCACAAGGACCACACATGAAACCAGAGTATTCATCTGTTTCAGCAGGTATTCGATTAACAAATCCTTCTTTAGTGGTATCTCTTTTGATACCTTTGGCATAGCAATCTATACATAGATCGCCAATGTCTACTGGGTTATGAGTTGACATAAATTACTCCAATTTAAAAAGATCTGGATCACCAATATTGAGATTTTCAACAGGTAATCCGTCATATGTAAGTTCAAGTTGTAATTCAAACTTTTTAGCTTGAGCTACTAGAACCTGGGCAAGACCAAGCATGACTCGTTTTACTTTGTCCTTGTTCCATTGGTAGTTATGTGTATTGGAACAATTACCAAGTATTCGGAGTTGATCTTTAATTTTTAATGCACGAGGAGGAAACATTCTTGCGAAACGGTTTTCCTTTTCTCGTTTTTTAGTTAAATCTCCAATCATTTTGTTTTATCCTCCTTTGGATAATGCAAAGAAGCTATGGTATCTAAAACATCCCAATTAACACCAACACTTGCATCATGTTTATGTCCACATGCATAAGATAAGACATCACTTGCTTGTTCTTTTGTTAAGTCAGGTCTAATACTTAGAACATCATCAATATGCCAAGTAATAGTGTATTCTTCTTGAATTGAAGCATCGTTCATGATTTCTTTTCCTCCTTTTTTAACAAGATCTCCAATCATTAGATGTCCTCAAAGGTTTCATCACCATTAATGGCATACTTGCTTTCAGTTTCCTGATGATTTTCTTCAAGAATTGCTTCTGCTATTTCTTTACATTCTTCAACTTCACTTTTAGTTAGAAGTGTTGCAAGTGAGTCACCAATTTCCACACATTCATCAGCAAGTTTTTGAGTTGGAGCTGTAACAGCTAAGACTAAAGCTTTAACTAAAGCAGTTTTATTTTGATCCGCAACGGATCCTACAGTCGGATAAGGATCATCCGACCTAAGAAAGGTTTCTTGAGGGTTCATTTTAATTAAAAAGAATTAACAATAATTAAGATCATTGATCTGTGCATCTGTTGGCTCCCAATCAATAATGTTTTCAAATTTTTCAATAATTTCTTCTAATTCATCATGATGTTCTCTTCGTAATTGTTCATCATATATATCTCTATGTTCTTCTCTTTTTAACATTAATTCAAGGTCTTTTTTCATAGCTGTAAGAATTGTTAATTCACTCATTAGAGTCCTCCTTTAATGTCTCTACACATTCACTATGACATTCCTTATCATCAGTAGTGCAAGAGCTAATACAATCAAAATACTCATCAACTGGGTCGTCATCATCCCAAGAATCAGCAGTAAAAAGCGTATTAGCTTCTAATTCTGCATGGTTTTTAAGATGCATACAAAAAGTAATAAATAAATCAAATTCTCCAGGATTTTTTAATTCTTTTTGATTTATTTCATAGAGTTTCCAACCTCTACCATGAGTTTTAAATACACAATCAGAACAATCTCCCATGTAACGTAGCATTTTCATTGCACGAGCTACATAAGCACCTGGTTTATAAGTAGGAGTAAAAGTGTGTTTCATATTTAACTATGATATTTTTGTCCTTTAGGAAAGCCTTTTAAATAAATACTTTCATAAGGACTTAATGAATAACTGCTACAGGTATAAGTTGCAGCTTTTCTTAAAGGTTCATTTGGTTCTAAACCTGTAACGTTTCTGAAAGTTTTTTCATCTCTTCCAGCTGTACAAAAGAATCCATAATGAAATAACCATTCATCATCTAATTCAGCACTTTTTAAAGCTTCAGAACGTGTCTCCAACACTTTTGAGTGATATACATCCATATCAAAAGTAGCTGTACCTAGATGAGTAGGTTGATCTCCTGATGCAAGAGGATCTTGAAAATCTACTGGCTGATTATATTTTATATAACGAAAGACTTGCCAGTAAGCTTTTCCTAAATGTTCATCAAATGCCATAAGTTTTACTAAGGGACAAATAGGACTTACATCATAGAAAGCCTACTAAGTGTTACAACCTGAACTACATAAGGGTTCCCTTTAGGTATATAATAAATTTGTAGCAAAGACTACAGAAACGTTCACTTTACTTAACAGTAAAGCGCAGGTCGATTCAAGCCAGGGAACGGGGACTTGAGCATTATTTACATTAGAAAAATGAGTTGTTCACTTACTTATCGTGGAGTTAAGTACTCCAAAGAAGATCTTCAAGAAGCAGTTGCAAAACATGCTACAGAATTAACGTCTTCAAAATCCCACTTGATTTATAGACGTATTAATTATCGTCCTGAAATATCTGTAACTAAAGAATAAAAAAATAGTTTAAAATATTTATAGAAGCTTTAAATCTTTGTCAGATAAAAAACCAGTCTATCAGCTGGAGCTGAGAGATTTTATGAAATATTATGATCCAGGGGATCCTTATCATAATTCAGCCATAAGTGCACTCCAAGAAGCGATGCCAGAAGAATTACTTAAAAGTGATGCCCTCTGGTTCAACACTTGGAGTCAATCTGGCATCAGGGCTGACCCTTATTATCAGAATTCAATACCAGAGTATTTTTGGCCTTATAAAGAGAATCCATTTTCTCCTGAGCCTGAGTGTTTTTCTTAATGCTCAATACAAATTTATTTTCTGCTTTTATAATAGTTGAAACTGAAACATTATAAATAGCAGCCCATTCTCTTCTATCTAACATATATTTATTTTTTTTAATCATTTCACATTGATAATTATTTAAAATAAAACTATCTTTTACTAAACCAGGATTTCCAATTTTATCAGTGTAGGTTTCTTTAGTTCTGAATTTATATTTACATTCTAAACAATGACAATATCTTTTAGTAAATTCTTTTTTATGTTCAGTACAACTTACTCTTGTTTCTTTAGAACCGCATTTAGGACATTTCATCTATTTGCCTCTGAATAGATGTAGTCTTCACTTGGTAGTAAATAATTCATTTCCCACCAAGGATCTTCAGGATCAAATCCATTTCTTTTTAAACAGTCATATACTATTTTGTTAACAATATTTTTTTCTTCTTTTTTCAGGTGTGAATAGATACACCATTCGGTTTTAGTTGTCATAATTTGCAAAATAGGTTTGTTTGTAATTTTGTTTTTTTAATCCGTTTTTGATAACTAAGATTTGCTTCATATGCAAATAATGTTTGCAGAATTTTACTTGATCGTTTACAAGCTATTAGAAGTTTGTTACAATAAATTTGGTGTGCAAAGGATTTGTCTATTAAACGTTTTTAATTGATAGACAGAGTTTTCTAGGAGTTAAGGGTGGTGCCTTAGCTCTTTTTTTTACCTATATTCAAACCTGGCGGTGGACTTATTTTAAGGTTCCGAGACCAGTTCTTTTTTATGATATACTTCAACTTCTGATTCACATTTTGGACAAGTTAAAAACGAAATAAAATCAAAATCATCTGACACTTCACAATTAGAATCACTACCCCAGATCAATTCAGTTTGACAGTGCCAACAATTCATTTCTTTTTTTAGTCTTCATTAAAATAATAAAGCTTTTTTAAATATTCGTTATAACCAAGCATGAAACATTCATTAAAAAATTCACTTGCTGCCATATTTTTTTTAATTAATGTGTGTGCTTTTAATTCTTTTATAAAATTATTAATTTCATTAATTTCTTTTTCATCACCAAGAGCAAGAACTATATTATAACGAGATCTATTCATAGGTTTATTCCACAACTATGTCTACTCTACTCTTTATTCTGTAGACATTTCTTCAAACATAAGGAATCGCTTAATTTCTGTTTCAGGAGCTGTTACTATTTTCATAATTGTTTTTAATTTTTTTTCAGCTGATAAAGCTCTAGTAGACCAGTAAGCGAATAACTGTCCTTTTCTTCCTAGCTGTTGTTCTAATGCTGTTTGAAAAATCTGAGAAGGACTAATATCAAGTCCTGAGTCTGTCCAACGATCATACAATTCGTCTGGAACACTACAACTAACTACTTTTGCCATTATAAAGAAGTTTTATATTCAACTTAAGATAGCATGATCGACTTATGTAAGCCATTCAAGTGTTTTTAATTATTCTAAAAAATTCTTCTTCTAATTTTTCAGGAGAAGTGTTTTGAACAGGATAAGGCTCACTCACAACATTTCCTTCTAATGGAAGCAATGCTCGCATGTGATTAGCATACTCTTCAGCTTCATCTAAAGTTTTAAAAAAAGGAGTATAAACCTTTGTATCTTCTTTATTGCTTATATAAAAAAAAACGCAATAACAAAGAGACGATTTCATTAAAAAATTCAAATGATAGGAACAGGACCTGACTTGTAGAATATACCAGGATTATCTTGTACAGCAAGATCTGCTGCATGACAATCTCTTACAACCTTAACGACATCAGTATTGCCATTTGTATTTTTTGCCAAGACAGTCCAAACTAAATTGACAGGTGATTCTTTTAAAGTATCCATTGTTCTAACCAGGTAATTAATTATGAGGTATATAGATCTATACATATGCAAAGTAATTGGAAAATACTTTACTGATGCTGACTAGAAATTTATACGTTTAACAAGCTTAAACAAGTTAAAGAAGCCAAAGATTAAAACTTTTTAAAGGTTTGAACTAATTTAGGAATTCTTTCAATAAGTCTGGCAAGTTGCCAAGGTTGAAGTGATTTGAAAGATTTCATCTTATAAATTTTATCAAAACTTAAAAGAATAACGAGAACTGAAAGAACATCATAGAGAGCATAAACTGAATCTTTAACAGTCTTGTATCTGAATGTAGTCTTCTTCTTTTTCTTCGTTGAATAACTTGAGAACTTTTTCTGCATTGATTTCTTTTAGAAGTTCTTTTAATTGAGTAACACCTAAATTTAGATTAATATCATCAAATATTTCATCTTCTTCAGAAAATTGCAAACTATCCATACAATCTAATTGAATGTATGCTTTCATTTCATTAACAGTTAGTTTTTCTACTAAACGTTTGCTGTAAGCCTCTACAAGCTTATTAATTTGGATAGAAGTTAGTTCGTTAGTCATGAGTAGTTTCGAAAGATTCTAAAGTTATATCGTAGCTGTTTAAATGTGTTTCAACTTCTTCTTTATCACCATCATAGTGGTCAAATATATCTTCAAGAAGTGTTGGATAATCTGGTACATGACCTTGATGTTTATAGACATGAGAAATGTATTGCTGTTTCATGTTATCCACAGCAAAATTAAATAATTGTTTTTGACTCATGTCATTAACACGAGATTCACACCAGTCATTCCAAAGTTTTTCAACTTTTTCAGGATTTACTTTGTTCATTTTTTTTTAATTAAGTATTTAGAATACTATTTATTTTTCATTTAACAACATATAATTTTCTATGTTACTTCTACATGTATAACAGGTTACACCACTATAAGAAAAATAATGAACTTGATGAAATAAAGAACAATGAGGACATTTAACTTTTCTTCCTTTTTTATCTATTTCATTTAATTTTTCAAGTGTATTTAACCCAATCATTTTTAATAATCAGAAGCTTCATATACATTCCAGTCTAAATTCATATCTTCAAGATAAACTTTAAATTCTTCTTCATTTTCTGGATCAATATCATCTTTGTGTGGTATTTCAACAGATACCCAACAAAGACCTGGACCATACTCTTCAGGGTGAGCTTTTCCAGGAGGATTATAAACAGCGGGAAGTGTAATTACTGCATCTTCAACAATAGCTTTTACTTCATAAGTAATTGTATCGTTGTCGAGCAAAACACTTTCAAAGGATTCGATAGATAAAATTGACATTTTAATTAAGGTTTGTGGATTTTAAAATGAGGTCATAATTAATAATCTAAGTAGAAAGAAGTGACACTTCGTTTAGCAGGTAGTAACTCTTTACAAAGTTCAGCATTAACTTCACCTTCAGCAGTTGAAGCTTTTGGAAGAGCTTTAGGTAGAGCTGGTGAAATTATTTATCCAATGGCTAAAAAAGGGATACAAAAAATAGTAGATACAGAATACGGACCGCTTTCTTTAACAGTTGGAGATATGGGAGGAGTCAATGAATATGTAGATGCAGTTAGAACTACTTCTAAAATGCATGATTTAGTTACTCATAATCCAAATGTTTTAAATTCTTTAGAACAATTAGGCTCTAATTTAAAAGGAATAGGAAATACAATGTTTAGTTGGCATAAATCTACTGGTTATGATCCTTTAAAAGGACCAGGTAATATAGGAATTAAAGGTACTAAACATATAAAAGAAGCACTTTCTAATGCTTTTCATAAAGAAATAATTCCTGATTTGTTACATGCTAATCCTGGATCAAGTATATGGATTAGTAATGAACCAACATCGTTAAGCCGTGCTCGAACTTATGCTTCTACAAGGCTTCCAGGAGGACGTGCAATGGGTCCTTTAGATCCTACAGGTACACAGAATGCTTTAATTTTACCTTCAGGTAGAATCGCACCCTTTGAACTTATAGGTAAAGGAGTTCCTCATCATTTGCAAAAATTTAGTTAAGACCATTTTTTTTCTATTCTATTTCTAGAATTAGATGAGAGTGTTTTCTTTAGTTTTACACGATTCTTCCAAAGTTTAGTATCAAAATGTAAATCCATTCGTTTTTTTGACCAATACAAACCAATTATCCAGAAAGTAAAAAGAATACCTTCTAAATAAGTCATTGAATGCCAAGCTTGAGTTGCTCCTTCCATAATTAAGTTTCTTTTTCAACTGTAACGTAAAGTTTTTCTGGTTTTCCTTCTGGAAAAAATTGATTAAATACAGGACATAACCATATTTGCATATCAGCCCACTCTTCCCATGCATAAGGTTTGTAATTGCAACCACCATCTTTATCTTCAACATAATGAAGAGTTATATCAGCTGGTCTAGAAAGGACTGTATTACTAAAAGTTAATTTAATTTTATTAATAGAAGATTCTTGTCCGTATTTATTTTTTAATAAACGATTAACAAGCTCAGTAGCTTCTGGCATAAGAGGTTCATCTTTTACTGAAGAGCCATCTGAAAATGTGTAATCAAAGCACCAAAGATCACCCTGTTCACCAAAAGCATGATGCTTAGGTGTACATGTAATTGAAATCATTGTGGAAGTTTGCATAATTTAAGTGTCAGCTCCAGTTAATAGAATCCAAAGCCAAGCCAATGCTAAGACTAGCGTAAGTAATTCAAAGACAGGTGTTTCTAATTTTCCATTGTGAATTAAATATTCCATTAATGTTTTATGTATTTAATATCCAGATTAATCTAATAACCATACTGGTAAAGATGATGTAGTAGAGCCACATGATCCACATACCTAATTTGTTATGATGTGAACCTCGTTTATAAGGATGTACAGCTAAATGAGGAGATCTATCCCACCCATCTACCATGTAATCTTTAGTTTTAATCATTAGTATTCACCTTCATCATATTTAAGAGCTTTATCAGAGAAACTTGTTAGTTCCTCAATAACAGCATCAGGATGCCAATCTTTATTAATTGCATCCTCACCAAAAGCCAGATCATAAGCTTCGATTAAAAATGTCTTTACATACTCAAAGGCTTTCAAATTTTGAAAGTAGGGATGCTCTTCCCCTTCTTCTGCTTCATCCCAGTTTTCTATATCATCATCAAAGTCTTCTCTTTCTGAGTATTCTTCAACGAAATTAAAAAACTGGTTGATTGATTCGTGGATAGTAGGTTCGTCAGGATAACTCATGATTTAGGTAGTTTGCGATTGTTGTAGAACTTAATTTGGGATTCTGCGTTTTTATGTTTAATCATCTGGATAGTCACCAAGAGCGCCTTCTGTCATCACATCATATCCTGCTCTCCAATTTTCTTCTGAAGTAAAATAATCAGCAGTATGTGTTTGAGCAACTACATTACCTAATGTTTCTTCAATAGGTTTTGTAACTGTTTCACATTCTTTTCCTTTAACTCCTTGCACTGATTCTTTAACGTTACCGTCTTGATCAATTTTGTAGTGGATAGTAGTTTGTTTCATTTTTCTATTTCTGTAATAGCGATTTGAAGTAGATTTTTATAACTTATTAATAAGGAAAGCTTGTCTTTACTGACATGAGCATCCTCTATTAATTTTGAAATAGTACGTCCGAGAACTTTTGATTCTGTTTTTGTTAGCTTTTCTTTTACAAATTGTTTCATTTGTTTATATCCATGTAGTGCTTCCACATTAAAAAATTAAATGCAAGAAGACTAACGACAGCAATGGAGCAAAAAATAAGTGGTACGTGCATTTTTAATAAGAAGTTCTTAGGACTGGTTTTTCTACTGTAGGAACAAATGTCTTGTCTTTAAACATTACAATTGAGCCTTTACATCCATTTTTAACATGGTAATAATCTAAAGTTTCAGCTTCACGAATAGCTTGTTCTTTAGAAAAGATGTGCATTGTAACGATAGGTAATTCTTTATCTTTTACATAAACACAAACCATGCGTGGTTCTTTATCATTTCTATCTATATAAGATTGATAAATGTTTTCCCACTTAGTTCTAGAGGAAGTTGTGCAATCCATTTTTTCCATAAATAATTTTTGGCATTAAAAAGCGCGATAAAAAATCACCGCGCATATTTTAAGATTAAAACTCGTTGATTCTTCCAATCAAAGGATCTTCTCGTTGCAGTTTTACATTTTCATAACCCGTCCAGTCTTCTGGATCAGTTTCATGCATAGCTGCTTGCTGTTCATCATAGTTATCAGCATAGAAAAGAGAAAGATCCACTTTTGCATCTTTAGAATAAGAGCTACACATTGTTGATGTCATTTTATTAGGTCTTTAGCCATTTTATAAGCAGTATTCTTTATCTGATTTTGATAAGAATTAGTAGAAGCTTCTATTTCTTCTTCTCTTTCTTTTACTTTAGAAAGAATATCAGTATAAAAAGGTGTTCCAGGACCATAACGTTCAATTGTGTATTCTGGAAACGCTTTTAATATACGTTCTTTGTTTTCTGTACTTGCATAAGCAAGTGCTAGAGATAATGCTTTAACAAAAGAGCCACCAAAAGTAGCCATTCCATCACGCATTAATAATAATTCTTCAGATTTCATTGGTGTGATAACAAAGAAATAAATCTAGGACTTATACATAGGGATCAAAGAACCCACTTGATGCCTAGTGTTAAATATCAAGGATGATTGATAGTGTTTTTAAGGAATATGTATAGCAATATAACTATACATATCCAAACAATGAAAGAAGTCATTCCCAAATGTTAAATACATCTGTTTCACCTACTTGATAGTGGTTAACAGTTGTAGTAGAGCTACCTGTACTTAGTTGAATTACTTTATTTAAAGCAAGTTTAGTGACATGTGCAGTAAAACTACCAACAGGTGAGTTGATAATAGAAGTGCCAATAGCTCTAGCATTAAGAGGAGGAAGTTCTCCTGTCATAGGGTTGTACATTTTTAGATAGCAAAGGACAAATAAGACTTTTATAGTCATTCTCCAGGACTGGTTTAATGATTTATTTCGTGGTCCCAAGGATTAACTAATAAAGATACTCTTTTCCCTTGGTAATTCTCTACTGTGTGGTATTTTCCAGGAGGAAAAATCACAAGTCTATTAGTTTTTGGACTAATTATATAGTCATCTTCAATAAGTAGCTTTCCTCCTTCAAGATTTGAAACTTCTAGATAATAAACTGTTGAACAAATAGGAAAGACTAACTTCTTTTCCTTTTCAAAAAGCTTTTCATCTTTGTCATAATGCCAATTTGGTTTAGTACCATTGTGACCCCAAAATTCATAACCAACAGTTTTTGATAAATCGAAATAATTTGAGGCAATATTTAACATTTGAATACAAAAATCTTTGTATTTATGTTGATAATTAAGAGGATACCAATCTAAAGGAACAAGATCTTCAGTTAAAAGTGAATTTAATTCTGATGGAATGTCATTTAAAACATTATCGAAAACTAATACTGAATTATTCATCTAAATCTACCCAATTTAGTGGATTAACTATACACATCTCATTATCTGAAGTAATACCTTCTTTACCTGTTATTAGAATGTCATATACAACTGAGTATCTTGGGAATTTTCCAAAATAAGGTTGAACACAATGGAATAAACTTGAAGGAAAGATGATAATTTTATTAACTTCTGGTGTGTAATTAATAGTTGTAAGACTTGGATAGGGAAGTTTATCTACATAAGGTGCTAAAGGCACATACCATAAAGGATGAGTAAGAGGAGCTGTTATTTCTAATTCTCCTCCAGAAGATTCATCAACTTGAAGATAAAATATTACACTTAAATGTGAATTAAGATGGTTATGACGTTCAACAGCCTTACTAGCGTGATCTATTTTTCTTGTATCATCGCAAGCTACAATCCAAGATTTTGAAGAAAATAGATTGAGATTGTTATAATCAACTCCAAATACCTCTAGATAGTTCTTGCAATGATTAAATACCTCTTTGTTTAACCATTTAAATTCTGGTTTATGAGCTATTTGATAATCACCAGTAACATCTCCTGTTACATTTGCTGCGTCTTCTAATTTATCTTCATTATTTAGATGAAAATCCACTGCATATTGCAGCATTCTTTTACTAACATTTCTTTCTGGTTCTAATGTTTCATCATAAATAACTGTAGGAAACCAAGATTTTAGTGCCATCAAAGATATGCTTTAGAAATATTCGTAGCAAATCCTATTACAGTTACACCTGCAGCAATCACTGCAGCTGCACCTATCACCCATTTTTCTACTACTTTTAAACGTTCTTTTAAATCCTCTTGTTTCTCTTCTAAACGTTCAATTTTTAATTGCATTACAGTAATTTTTGTTTCCTGTGATGCATCAAGTCCTAGTTCTGTCATGGATAACACCTCCAAGAGGTCCTCTAAATGTTTCGTATTCTATTTGTAGTTTACCTTCTTTATAAACACGTGCTCGTGCTGTATAACGATGGCTCATTAAGCGAGCAAAACTCTGGCAACTATGCCCATTAACAAAGCGAAAGGACTTAACAAGTGTTGATAGAGTGCACAACCATTTTCCTTCAGAAGTTTTACAAACCTTAGGAAGCAGCATTGCTATCTTGGAATCTAATTCTTTCTTAGATTGTTTGTAATTGTAAGAACTAGCCATTGGTTTTTGATTCGTAGTATTCAGTAAGTTTGTTTTTCCAGTATTGCCTATCAGCATCAGTAATCCAAGGATTGTGAACTTGAATACAGGCATGTTGTAACCATTCTTCTTCTTTTCTCTGATCTTTATCTGGAGTTTTAGAAGAGTCTTTCAAATTAAAAAGATTTAGGGTGAGTAACTACATCTCCTTTTATCTCTCCGATGTCATCGATGTGAGCGTGGTCAATTTGAGCATGGTCAATAGTGACATGAAAATCTTCTAAGGAATCAGCTATCCTTGTTAGAACTTTATCAAGTTTTTGCAAAGGAACTTCTTCATTAGAACTAATAGAAGAAGCTGCTTCTCGTTGTCTCATATAATACTTAGCTGTGTAAGGAGTAATTGAGACTATTGCATAGTATTCAAAGTCATCAGGTACACCGCTATCGTTAGTATTTAGAAAGAAACAGACTTGCCAACCGCCTGTAGCAATGTCGATAGGACGACCGTGGCGCATTAACTCACATGTGGAATGACTTTTGATGTAAAGCATTTTGCTTTCTACATCAGGACTGCCTTGTGGATTAGCTACGCATAAAAATTCGGCAGCATCCTTTAGTTGTCTTTCATCAAAGCCCCACCAAATTGTGGGTTGATAGTCTAATTTCATTGTTTAATCTCCTGTTTAAATTTTTGAAGAGCGTCTTGTAAGATCATTTTTGCTACCGTAGCTTTACTTATAGAAGGACCTGGCCCTCCTGACAAAGAAAATTTAATATTATTAAATACAGTGCTATGTACTTTTTCATCTACAAGATCAGTAATCTCTTCTAGTAATTTATAAAATTCATAATCTAGACGTAGATTTAACTGTCTCTTTTCAGCAGCTTTTCCACGTACAATAGTTAATTGTATTTCTTCAGAAGTTATATTAAAGTCTGAAAGTAATTTACAAATTTCAAATTTCTTTATACCAAAATGTATTGATAAATCAGTTATACTTTCACCTTCGTTGAAGCGTTCTATAATTTTCTCCATATTTATAGTACGTGTAGGTGAAGGTTTCTTCATATAATCTTTTCGAAAAGCCTTAGCCAAATGTTGTTTAGTTGAGTTTTCCATGATTTAGTTTATAAAGCGAAGAACTAATGATAATAATCAAGGATAAATATCCTATTAGATCTGAATAATCCATCATTTAAAGCCAAATAATAAGAATAAGGAAAGAATTATGGAGATAGATTCCATAATTGCACGTAGTAGTAGCAAGGGAACTGAGTTTGTCATAATAATGTGCAGTCACTGAAGACTGCTGAAAATCTAATAGACTTTAAGCAACCATCAAGTACCTTTTAATACTTTGGAATCATTAAGCAAAGATAAAGAGCCAGAGAAGAAGATCTCCCCTGGCTTTTAACTTAAGAAGTAGCGTAGCCTTTCAGATTAATTCCAATATTATTCTGAAGCTTGTACCCTTTCTTTAATAAATTAGCAACCGACATTCTAATTACCTTTAAAGGTGCTTCTAGTCGGATGTATTTAGATGTTGCAGTAGCAGGATCGATGTTAGTCATTTCTGCAAAGCAACGATTATCATCAGAACTATCACGTCTTACTGTTACCAGAAAAGCATCGTGGTCATTCTTCTGATAGATAAAAGATTCAGTAGTCATAAGACTAATTGTAGGTGTACAAAGGGAGGGTGAGTCCCTCATGGAGTTAACTCTTTCGAGAATAACTCCAAGAGAAAATCAAACATTCAGCAATAATTAGGGCTTCATAGGAGTATCATCAGTCCAATGATCAATCTTGTTAATATCTAATATGAACCAAAATTGGTTCTTTAATCTATTCCAAAAAGAATAAGATTTGATAGGTTTAGAAATAGATTTCCATTGGGAAGCTCTGCCTCTGGTGGATGCATACCAGAAACCTTGCTTTTCATCAAATTTGTCTGGATTAAAACCTGCTTCTCTAGCTTCGTATGGAAGAGGTTTGTTAAACATCCAATCAAATGATGTATTAATCTCTTTATTAGCCCATTTACTGAAAGCAAGAGCTTCTTCTTTCGTTTGAAATTTGATACGTTCTCTTTCAACGAAAGTTCCGTAAACGTAATAAGACATTAGATAAAATTTAAGTGTACAAAGGGATGGTGAGTCCCTCAGTCTGCCCCCGAAGGAGCAGAGGGAGAGAATCAAGTTTCAGTCTTAGAGATTGTATTTTGGATACGTTTCCAAATACGCTCTTTAGCTCTTTCCATTTCCACAGCATTAAGAACACGCTTTGGCAGTAAAGACCTTAAGAAATCCTCTTCAACATCTTGAAAACTACGTTTAGTCATTTAACTTCCACAGTTTCGATACGATGTTTCATATCTTGTAGCCAATTAGAAACTTTAGGTGCAAGATCTGCATAAACTTTCTTGGCATCAGCTACTAAATCATTCCATTCCTTACTATGTTCATCAACACGTAGTTTCAAATCGCTTTGATAACTAAGTCGTTGATTCCCAAAGAATGGAATGACTTGTGGAACTCCTTGCTTAAGAGAAGCAATATGTTCTTCTAAGTTTGTAATTTTGGCTTCTAAAGCAGCCGTCTTTTGTGCATCCATTTCGTTTAGTTTAGTCATTAGTAATTCAGCTTTCTTCTTTCCAGAATAAGCGAAGGATAGTTCAACAGCTTGTGCTGTTAATACTTTATCCTTCTCTACTAACGCTTCACTAGCAGACTTAAATGCTTTATAAAACGATAATTTAGACCCTTTCTGATACTCAGGTAGCTTATTTAGCTCTTGAGATTCAGTAAGAGGTTTCTTCTTACTATTAAATGTCTCTTCTTTAATAGTGTCTAATTCTAATACTGGACTAGGTTCTATTAAAGATGACTTTTCAGTAGTAACAGAGGTGTCAGCCACAACTGAAGCTAAAGAAGTATGTTGTCTTCTTGCTCGCTTGGAGGATGATCTTCGTGACATAAGTCAGAAGGCAAAGGACATGAGCAGTTTGAAGACTTGCTCAGGTCAAAAGTTGAGGGAGGAATTGAACCTCCCCAAAGTCACTAGACTCAACTCACTGTTATGAAACAGCAGCAGTTTCGTTAGCTTCAGCACGTTGTGCTTTGCTAACTTCACCAAGGCGTAGAGTTGTAGGAGCATCAGTTACGATAACTTCCATACGACTACGACGTTCACCATCTTGTGACTCCCAGGTCTTATAACGAAGCCTGAAAGTTACAGCGATTGTGTCACCTTGGTTATAACGATTAAGAATGCTGTTACCAATACCGTTATATGCAGTAAGAGGTAAAGCAGATTCTTCATCTGAACTGCCAACTGGCTTAATTCGAAACTCAGTTACAGTCAAAGAACCTTTAGGATTCTTCTGTGTAATTGGTGAGACGATAGTGCCAGTGATACCACCGAAGTTGGTAGAATTCATGGATAAACTCCATAAGGTGTACAAAGGAATAGAAAACTATTCCAAGAACTGAAGGAGGAATTGCACCTCCTTAAAGCCTCTAGGCTCAGTCTGTTAATAGCCTCGATAATCATCAAGGTTATCTACAGGATTCTCGAACTCATCTAGTTCTTCTGAATACCAAGCCATGTGATAACGTACAAAACCTACAATTTGCTCCCATGTCATATGATCCATAGGAGATTGCGGAGCTGTACCAGATGCCAAACACATAACTTCATATGTAGTCGGATCTGCTGCTAATCCAAGGTTTCCATGTATTCCACTCTTATTGGGAGGCATGGTAACGATAGATAGCTTCAAAGGACCATATTGGTATGTCAAACGATAGCGAATACAACCACTTTCGTTACAACAAGTGAAATCCGAGGGTGTTACTTCATAAATAGGCTTAGAAGTAACAGGGATCTTTTGCATGGGCATTAGATCAAGTGGACTACTCTCAGTGAGTAGTAATGCCATGCCAGGAGATTTGATCTCCCAGCTCATGCTTATGACATGGCAGATTCAGTACAAGACATCTCTTCATAGAAATCTTGCATAATCAAATCAATATCTTTTATAGATAAATGACATGCTTGTTGAATAGGTTTTGTATCTATACAAACAGGCTCACCTCTATAATTAAATCTCCAATAAGACATAAAAGTTACACCTGGTTTGACTGGATACTCAACCCAGTCTTTAACTTTAGGTCTTGGATAAGATAAAGATTTGTAAGTAACAGTTGCCATAGTAAATAGTGGGCAAAGAACAAGGGAGTGAATCCCTCATGGAGCCAACTCTTTCGAGAATGACTCCAGGAGAAAGTCAAGAAGCTACTCCAGCTGAAGTTTCTTCTGATTTATCAGCTATAAAGTCAGGCACTACAACTACATTCTGCTTTGCAGCTTTAGCAGTTGTCTTCTTAGCACGAGGCTTTCTAGTTGACGTAGCCTTTCCAGGCTTCTTCTCATCTTCAGGTCTGATTAGATCAGCAAGTTTAATCCTGCTATTTCTAATCTGAGTTTTCACAGTGGCATGTAACTTAGATTTCTCCTCTTTATCAGATTTGATATAAGCCCATGTAGCTGCTCCAACTCCTATGCTCACAGAAGCGAGCAAAACGAAAGAAGTTTTCATGGTGAAAGATGTAAAGAACATAAATAGTTTTAAGACATATTCAGGTCAAGACCGAGTAAAGGAATCGAACCTTCCTAGTCTTTCGACTAGCCATCTCGGTTACTCATTCAGGTACTTTCCAGTCGTGGACTAGAAAAATAGACGCAGGCTTATTAAGTTACCTGCTACTTATGTAAGTTATACAGAAAGATCAAAAACCTAACTATCACTAGTCTTATAGGTTTTCCACACGTTCTGCCGAACATAAGACCTTTCAAGAAAGGCGACTCATCTTCAGGCGGCCCCATCCCATCTAAGATGAGAAAGTGACGAGAAGATAGGGACATTTAGGGGTAAAAAAGGCATAAATACCTAGTTTTATACCAAAATGAGTCATTATTCATTCATTTGTGATGCGTTAAAACTTTCCACGATGAAGTTTTACTAATACAAAACAAATTAAAAGAGGAATAAATCCTTTACTTAAAGACTTATTCTCTTTAGTTTTGAACGTAGTCATAATTAAAAGAATAATTACATTAAAAAAAATAGAACTCCTTCGCTTCGCTACAGGTACGGACGTTGGATGCATACCACCGTCCTCTTTCTTTTTTTTCTCTCAGCAACACTCTTAAAGAGTATTACTCCAGATGTAAAAACGAGATTTCACCCCAAATTGGTAGTTTTAATGGAGGTTTGGGGGTAATTAGTAGGTTGGTACAACTTAAAATTAATAAATCAAGCGTTTTATAGATAGATGCCCGTATCTCCACAAGAATTTTCGCTCTGGGCGAAGATGACAGGTCGTAAATATCCTAATTCTTTACAAGAAAAGGCCGAATTAGCTCCTGAAGTACATATTTTCAACCAAAATGTGGGGAAACAAGGGGGAATAGGGGTAAATGAGGTCGAAATTCCCAATACTTTCAATTCTTCTGGCACACAAACGGTAGAAACAACTTCACCGACCATGAACGATGAAAATCCTGAAAATAAAGAGAATTTAGGTTCAAATTTAGGCTCAAAATTAGCAAAGAGTGCTTTGATCGCAGGAGGACTTGCCGCGGGGGTCGCTGCCGCACGTAATCCAGGTGTACAAGAGGTAGTGAAGAATACATCAGAAAAAATTGGCGATTTTATATCTAAATTTACTGATCCACGTGAAATAAACATCGATACTCTAGAAGCGGCGCAAGATATAACAAATTCAGCACCTTCAGATATATGGGATCAAGCAGATGTATATTCTCAAACAAGACCGTTTGATGGGGGCTTTTCTGAGCCTAATATTGATCCTTGGGCTGGTCCTGAGACAAGATCTTCTAGATTATTAAGGGGAACAGGGATTGGAGGTGCAGGAGATAAAGCAACAGCATTACTTGCTGAAATTAGTGAAAAATACCCTGAATCTGCTACATCTGGTGAATATGTACATCCATCACGTATTTCTGGGATGCCAGGGGGCGATTATCGTGGAAGAAGAATCACTTATAGCCCTGAACAAAAAGAAGCATTTAATTTAACAAAACAAGAAGCAGATACAAGAGCAATTTTAGGTAATGAAGGGGAAATTCCTCCTGGAATGCTTACTAAAGAACAACAGGCTTATTTGAAGCTTAATGAGTTAGGTGGAGAAACATTACAAGCTGGTAAAAAAAGAGATTTAGCTAATGTCGAAGCTTCAGGGGAGTCTGGGGTATCAGGGGGTTCTGGCGGAACTGGACAGAAAAATTTAAGTGGTCAAGCAGATGACTTCATTGGAAAAATGCAAGGACCAATGCCTCCTGAAATAAGTCTTAAAGAAGCTAATTCAATGCAAGAAGATAGACATAGCATGGAAAGAGAATATCGTGATAAATTTATTTTAGAAAATAGAGAAGCTATCGAGAGAGGTGATATAGATCCTTATTCAGAACAACATTTCTTTAATCAACCTAGTTTGAGTGATATTTATCCAAATCCTTGGGCAGAAGATCATGAAGACATAATAAGAGATGCAGTAAGGTATGAAGGAGCAACAGGATATAAAGATAGAGATCGAGTTAGTGGCTATAAATATGCAGATATTCAAGATAAGTTAAATGAACTAAGTGGAAAAGTTGATCCTGCTAGACAAGAAATACTTGACATTGTTTCAACAGGAGAATTTGCAAGAGGAAATAGAGAGGCTATGGCAAGAAATGTATGGGAAGCAAATCTAAAAGAAAAAAGTCTAAGTGAAAAAGCTGATGCAGTAGTCGATGCAATAGTTGAATCACATTCAGATTTTGGAAATGTAACTTATAACGAACCTGAAGCCATAGAATCAGCTAAAGCACATTATGGCGAAAATCCTGTAAATACGGCACTTATCAGTCCAAATACACCTGGAAATAGTGTTGTAACGATTGATTCAACAAATGATCCAACAACATCAACAGGACAACATCAAATCAAGTTAGATGCAGAT